CTGTTATGTATTGTCTGCTCCTCTGAATTTGGGTTGTTATATACAACTCTATATACAGTTATAAAATCAACTATATTTACGCAAGACGTGCTTGTAGAGTAAGACGCATCGGTAGACGTTATAGTAACCCTAATCACGTTAGGAAGAACATCTGTCTTTTGAAACACAAATGTATAGTCATCAGGCTCGGTAAAATTGTCATCAAATATAACACCACCATCGTAATTAACCGTAATATCAACCTCTCCATCAAACAACGTAAGGCTTACGGTAACCTCTCCTATCTCGTCACCTATCTCCACATCAAACTCGTACACTCCGTTCACATTCTGTTTAGATATAGTAACACCACACCCGTAAACATCTAGCTCTGTAGGCATAGCTGTCTCGGTAAGGTGAAGAACGTACTCGTCCATATAAGGATCGTAACCACCTATCTTGAAGTAGTTTGGAGAGTTCTTGAACTCGTCTCTGAACCAGTACTTCATACCCATATCAGATACAACACTAAGCGCATCACTCTGTGCTGATCCACCTCTTAGGTTTAACACTGAATTACGCTTGATATCTGTAAAGTAAACCTCACCACCAAACACGGCAAAGCTCTCTGGGTTGTTACTAATTCCGTAGTCCTCAATCCTTGCTATCTGAGTACCAAGTACCTCTGGTATAGATGCTATCTGTCCACCTCCAGCGGAGTCAGACAGTAAGTTCTTTCCAGCTAAAATATAAGACACCTTGTCCTCTTGTAGAACTAGAACGTCTGTACGTCTCGCGTACAATCTGTTGATTGGTCCGAAAGACTTCTCTAGGTCCTTAAAGTTTGCCAGTGATAAATTGAACTCGTTTAACTTGTTTATATTTGTCTCTGCATTGTATATACCACTATAAGTCATAGATGCGTACCTGTCAGCCTTTCTATACTGCTCCTGAGCCACAGCGGTAACACGCTCACCTAAGTAGAACGGATCACCAGTAAGTGCATCATTTATCTTATATGATTCAACTCCATTACCAAAGCTAAAGCAGTCAAAGAAGTTAAGAGTAACTCTCGCTGGATCAGTAGATGTTTGATCTTCATCATCAGGAGCATCTCCACTCATATGGAATCTATCCTCATCTATAGGGAAGCTATCGCTACCCTCGTAAAAAATCTCTCCGTCAGCATCAAGAGGTTCTGTCTCAAAAACAAGAGTTCCGTTAGCCTGTTGTATCGTTATAGTTATATCATTGTATGCTGTTTTACCACTACATCCTGGGATTCCAGACGCTACAATTAAATACATACTTCCATCAGAAAAGGCATCCTCCTCAGTCTGCCCAAATCCAACTTGGTTTAACGCAGTTTCATCAAAAGGCTCAATAAAAGGATAAACAGGAACTGTAGATCCATTACTTGCTGTTTCTGTATTATTAAATATACCAGTGTCGTTTAATGTATTGTATTGCACCGTAGTTGTCACTACAGCAAGTTCATCTCCGCCTCCTTGAACTCCCTCTTCAAAATTTATATTTTGTTCTATACAGAAAGTATAAAAGCTATCGTAATCTGAATTTGCTACGAATGATTTCTGATATAAATAACTATAAGATCCACATCCAGCATCTAATCCAGCTGAATTTCTTTTTATTCTCCACTTTATATTTACAACGCTTCCAGCAGGTATATCGTAAGGTATGTACCTCTGATTTGATGATGAATTAGCGGCTCCTGAATCAAAATCAGGGTTTTCATAAAAAAGCTTAACAGCATTTTGTCTGTATGAACCATTCCTAGGATATCCTGGATTACTCTTTATAACTGAAGGTTCTATAAATGAATTCTCTCTATACTCTGCTTGAAATTCAGAAGCCTTTAGTCTCATATAAGTTCCAGCTGGCTCATATACTATATTGTCATTATTACTTCCGCTTATAAAATTATTTGACTGAGCCTTAACCTCTAAAACTTCTGTAGTAACTAAAGAATTAACATATCCATCAGTGTCCATCTTTACAATAAGAGTATCACCAACTCTTGCCTTGCTTATATTCTCTCCCTCTAACTTAAACCAAGTAAAGCCCGTAGTATCAGGGAAAAATAAACTTGTATAAATTGTCTCGTACTTTGACTTAGATGGTTTTACTACAAACTTATATCTCTTAGCCCAAGATGGTGCTAAATTATTTATTGTAGCAACTATAAAGTTTTTCGTATTAGAAGCTGAAGCTGGAAAGAATACTGTGTTTCCATCACAAACTAAAGCAGTAGAGCTTCTTAGGTACTCGTCCTGATATACAATACCAACCTCAAAATCTCTATTACTATGTAAGCTTCTTCTTGAATTTATTTTTGTTATAGATGCTATAGTATTTGCATCTGAAAAATACTCATAAGCATATACATTTAAACTTGTGTCATCATCAAAACCTATATACTTCATAGCAGGAATCTGTATATAAATTATATTAGGATCTAAAGGAGATGATGTTATAGTAAATCCTTGTCCGATAGCACCAATACCGCTTCCTTCTTTACTCCATCCGTCATTTACAGGAGCACATATAACATCCTTAGCTGTTATTGCACAGTTAAAGTCGTCAGTAACAGAAAATCCTGTGTTGCAACTAGACAAAGCTAAACCTGAAAAAATACTTGCAATAAATCCAGGATCTACAGATAGTTGATAAGCACTAGCAAAGTCATTCTGTATGTTAAAAGAATAATTATATTCGTAGTTATTCTGCGGAGCTGCACATAAACCAACTCCATCATATAAATCACTACCTCCAAATATATTATGAATAATAGAAAAATCAATATTAAGTATTGAATTTTGTTCTATTGTAACTCCTGTGAAGTCTAATTTTATTTTACTTCCAGCTATTGTTTTTGGATCTAAAGGGTTTATATTATAAACTACTCCAGTTTCATTTGTAACTTGTATTTCAGATACATTTATATCCTCGCTATCACCAACAACATCATAGTTAATAACCGTGTCTATATCGTAACCGTCCACATAATTTCCGTACATAAGTCTGTTACCCATAGTGGTCTGAGACTTAGCTGTTAGAGGTACGTTATCAAAAAGTCTTGTTAGCTCTGAACTTGGAAGGGCTGTATATATTTTTTTATTATCAAAATTAATAGATTGAATCTGATCATCTCCCCATCCATTCTCATCCTTTATGTATCTCTCTATAATGTTAACAATACTTGAGTCAGACAGTTTAAAGCATAAGTCAATCTGTATAACATTTTCGTTTCCAGTATTAAACGAAACATTTACAGAATTATATAAATTCTGCATAGCTCCATTACCATAAAATGTATAGTCAACAAAAAATGCCTTTGGCTCAAACGCTATGTCACTGAACTGTGATAGAGCACTATACTCTCCGTCCTTGTACTTATATCTATAAGAAAACGATATGAACTTATCAGTCATATAGTTCTTCTCTCCAGACAATGGATTTGCAATAACTACAGGAGATTCCAAAGGTGGAGCAACAATAACAGAGATATCGTCTTCTGTAATGTTATCTACTCCTATTGTAGGGTATGCGTACGATCCTCTTACATTTATTCGTCTTGGAGGATTAAGATTATCCGTCCAAAATAAGAGACCATCAATTAAGTCAATACCGTTAACTAGATACTGAGTGTCAAAGTTTAATACAGTGGTAGATATTACGTGATAGATAAGTGTGCTTGTTCTGTCGTTGTAAGATAGAACCATATCTACATTCCCTGGATCCGTTACGAACCAGTATATTGTCTCGTGCTGGCTATCCTCATACGCACCAATACATTTTGCGTTGGTAGATAAAGGATCGCCTTCATAAAGAATGGACGTTATCTTAGTATTACCTAATGAGTTCTCAATAGCACCAACGCTATTGTTTTCAGTAGATCCTATCCTTATATTTAACGCGTCAATATATTCTCCATCTGGAAGAACTCTCTCGTCAAGCGACTTATTCATTCTACCCTTAAGGAACGTAGTATTTAAATCCATACCTATTTAATCCACTTATCTTTGCCCCTCATATTCATCAATAATCTTCCAGGGTGTATGTTACTCAATCTTATCTTTGCGTTTCTTAGAAGGGCTGTCTTCTCTTTCTTAGCTCTATTCACAACATACTCCTGAACTCCGTACTTATTTGTAAGCACGTTATACTTAATGTATGCGTATAAGAACTCCTCAGCCATCTTATTTACAGTAACCTCAGAGTCGTCTCCTCCCTCCATACCGTCAGTAACATACTCAAGTATGCAAAGCTGACCAGCCATTCCTGATCCAAAGTTTATAACACCTGACTTCTTGTCTATTCTGTACGTAGGGTTTACGTTTGCAGTCTCTGTGTTCAGACCAAATCTTGCCCCAATAGTATGGTTGAAGTACCACTTACCGTCAAGATTGTAGCCTTCCATACCGTTAAAATCACCGTCACCTAGGTAGATGCTCTTGTTTAACTTATGTATCCTGTCGTAGTCTAATATAGATGTACCCTCCAACACGTTACCATCCTGATCGAACAATACTCTACAGCTGTTATCCTGTAGGTATGAGTTACTGTAGTTTGTCTGAATGTTCTCAGTCAGAGGTCTTAACACACCGTCCTTGTACAATGATATTCTAACGTAGTTAACGTAGTCTGGTGGTAGGACCAACTTAAGGTCATCACATATACTAAGCTCCACGATCTTAATCTCTTTCAAGGCATCGTAGTTCAACTCCTGAATACCTCTCTTTGCGTGAAAAAGGATCTCGTACTTGTCAACATTATTAACAAGCTTATGATTACCTACATACATCAACATAAAGTTGTTAACTATATCCTTTAGTGATACATACTGGTACGTTCCCCAGTTTTCATTCTCTGGAGAGTTTCCAGCGTTCTCATAGTATTGATAGCCAGTTAAGTATGCCATAATTATTGTTGTTGACTAAATGTTGGTTGTTCGTGTTGTTCTTGACCTAATGCGTAAGCAGCAACCTCTTGCTCTCTTATAGATATTCCAGCGTACTGTAGTATCTTCATAACCAGTTTATACTCGTCCTCTGCTGGAAGCTGAAAGTCTTGGTAATCAATCTGAGACTGATCAAACATTGGCTCACCATTTCCAATGGTTATGTACGTCCACTTAGGATCCTTAGGATAGCTAAAGTAGGTGCATCTTATATCATAACCGTTCGTATCATTTATAGTATCAGGGAGCAACCTTAAAAATGAAGCATTCAAATTGTCGCTCTCGTACGTGTAGCAAGGGTATAGAAGTGACGGTCCTGTAAGGTTTGAGTCTGAAAGCATCATTACCTTATCGCTAGACACCTTGTCAGCTGTGGCTATTCTATTTCCTGAACTGTTAAGGCAGTCAACCCTAAGTATCATATACGCCTCAGTCCCTGTGGTAGCAATAGTTGGTACACTCCACTCGTTATCCTGTATGTTTGTAAGGTTTGCTGTGACTAAGAATGACTCAAGAGTCTCGGCTATTGGCTGCTCAATATCAGCATACCCTGTCCCTGACATACGAGCATTCTCCATATTGATGGTCTTGTTATATGAAGAGTAGTACTCCTCGTATATTTCCATCTGCGCCTGCTTGGCAAATAAGTTGAAATCAGCAGGTGTAATATAGCCGTAGTTATTCTTATTTATAACAGATAGAACTGTATTTCTAACTGAATTTATCATATTAAAAACTTTTTACAAAGATAATAAAAAAAAGCACTCTGATTAGAGTGCCTTTAGCTTTCCTTAAGAACAAAAACAATTACGCAATAGCTATTCCAGAAACAGCGAATGGTAATAATGTAACATCGTAAGTTACTTTTGTCCATCCCTCGCCTAATGCTGCAACAACAGCCGCTTCAATAGCGTCTCTTTCTGTTTCAACACCAGCACCAGCAGTAGCGTGAGTGATAGTAACAACTTTACCTCCACCGTAAGTGATGGTAACAGTAGTAGTCGATGCTTGCTCGATAAGTTTAATGTCTGTAGCAGATACAATTTGAAATTGCTCGTTAGTTACAGGGATACTTAAAAATTTTTCCATTTTTATCTTTTGTTTATGATTAATAATCTTTGCAAAGATACTAAAAAAATATTAATCTAAATGGCTCTCAAGCAGTCTAAGTGTCTCAATTCCATCATCTGACTTCAGGTGTGATGCCAAGATGAATAAATGATTCTCACCGTAAGGAACTGTTAACAACTTCTTCTTGTTTGTTTCAAGGTTGAAGTATACATCTCTTCCTTTATTTTTAAGTCTTAAAACGTCCTGATCAAATAACTTAGCGCAGGTGTTTTGCAGCTGTAACATTGGATCATTCAGCAACTCCATAAACTTATAAGGGTATGATCTTGCGTAAACAAGCACGTCTCTCTTAAGCTCAGCAGTTGACATCTTGTCAATCTTACCTCCCAATACAACCCTAGCGACAGCCTCAAGCATATCAACCGTAAGGTCTCTTGCTGCCAACTGTGCATCCAACTCTGTAGTTAACTTGTCAAACTGTGCAGACGCATCCTTCTCTGTATTTACTTCCTCAAATATCATCCCATTCCCTGGGTGATACTCTAAGAATTTTTGTAGTACTGGATTTGTTTTAGACACGGTTAATGATCCGTCAACAAATACAATAGGCTCTAAAATAGCAGAACCATCCTGCTCATCCTCGAAAGGTGTCTTCTGGTTTCTTGCATATCTAAGTGGTCTGTTTGATTTTCCGTCAAAGTAGTATAACGGACTTCTTGAAGTGTTCTTCGATGTCAACATATATGACAACGGAGTGTTTCTTTTTTTTAATACGTAGATTCTATCTACTAATGCAGTTTCTTTACTCATTTGATATAATTTAATTTGTTAAAAAAATAACAGGGAGAGTATTTCATCTCCCTGTTGGGTATTCATTTATTATTAGCTATTAGCTTCGAATAAGAAGAAGTTGTTAGCACCTAAAGTACATAAAGCTCTTTCTGATAAGAAGTGTACCTCCATAGCATCTAAGCTAGAGTTAGAAGCACCACCAGCAGAACCAGTAATCCAAGTTTTGTAACGACGATCTTCAGTTTCAGAAGCTCTGTAACGTACGTGTAAGAATGGTCTCTTAGCGTTTTTACCTAATACTTGGTCGTAAACAGTTGTAGATCCAGCAGGAACTAACACACCATTGATAGCACCACCAACTACTCCACCACGTGTAGCAGCATCGTTTAAGTATTTCCAGTCAGTTTTGTAGAAGTCGTAACCTCTTCTGAATCCTGTAAACCCTAAGTTCAAAGCCATATCCTTATCGTTATCGAATAAACCGTAAGATGTACCACCAGCTCCGTAAGAGTTTTGAGCAGCTAACATATCATCGATATCGAAAGAGAACTGACGGTTAACGAATAACACATTCTCTTGGATAGCACCTTGCTTGTCAAGACGTTGGATAATAGTATCGAAGTCAGACAATG